GATCAATAGCGTAGATATACTTTGAATTATTAAAAATATAATTTTTGTAGTAATTTGAATTACCTAAAGCATCTACACCATCAGAAGCTTTGGATAAAAATTGGAATGTTTCTAATACTGTATTCTTTGTACCAGTAATTAAACCAGTTGTGTCCATAACAACAATGTGGATTTGGTCGTTAGATGCACCAACAGTATTTGCTGTTATTGATGTTCCTGGAGTACCAGAAAAATAAGAAGAAACATTAACACCATTAATTCCCCAACTTGTTGAGAATGAAGCAGCGTCAACAACAGAAACCGTTAAAGAGTTACCTAAAGCACCAGAGTAACGAGCAATAAATGGTCCGTATGTATTAGCATTGGTTAGATTATTCAAATATGTGTATTGAAATTGATCCTCATTAGTAACTTGTGTAGCTGCACTGGTGTTAGCAGTAGCATTCTTACCATTTACACCAACAGCACGAACAACTTTTAAATTATTACCGTATGCTAAAAATGAAGAAGCGGTAAAATAAGATGTTGCTGTATTGTTATCTGGTTGTTTAAATCTGTTTACTAAATCAATTTCACTTGAAATTTGAATTCTTTTATTTGCTGGGCCCCAATTAAATGCTCCAACAAAAGCACCGGCTGTAGTCAGTACGGAAGGAACAACTGTTGTTAAGTTGACTTCAGATACGGTTACGCCTGGAGAGATTGAAAACGCCATTTGTTATCTCCTTGAATTATTATGTTATTGGCAGTTATAATACCATTACAATATTTATGTAAGGCCATATTTAGAGATTTTTCATCATATCTCTAATAAAGCCCCCATATGTTTCTCCTCCATCGGCTAATTCCCATAAATCACCATCTAAAACTTCAAATTTATGTTCTAATCCATCTTCAATGATGGGTGCCGGTAAAACTTCTTCATCTAATTGATTCAGATTTTCTAATTGAATTTGTTTTCTGATATCGTGATTAACAATTTCTCTAAAGTATTTTTGTGTGGTTGCCCAAGAAAACATCACTAAACCCATCACCATATCATCATTTGCATCGGCTTCAGCAGCAAAAGTTGTTTTATCTGCTACAAAAGTGGTCAATTCTGAGATGGTATCAAAATCATTAATGATTAATTTATCAGTTTCAATTAATGTTTTTAGGTTAGAACAACCAATTCTTTTAACCTGTGTAGACATTTTAAGGCCTAATTGTACGCCTCGAGCAAAACCACCAGATAATTGTTGTGGTTTTTTATTACCTGTAAATACTTTCCATACATTTTCATATTCTAAATCACTATGAAGGATATCTGCAACTTGCGGAGTGTTATTTATTTCCACTAAAATATAAGCATCATTATATAATCTAGCTACATTATGAATAACTGTAGGTAATAATATTGGAGATATAGAAGAACTTCTATATGTGGCTACTTGTTCATATGGCATTGTAGAAATATCAATCACCGAGAATGCTGAACAATCTAAATTTTTACCTTCCGAAACGTCAACTAAAATAGCATATAGATGGTCTTTAATTTTTTCACCATCAGATTTGACAGGATTTTTATATATTTTTACTTTGTCGTGGTCAGCAATTGGCGGTTTGTATGCTAATTGTTGTAACTTTTGGCCAGAAATAAGCGTGTTGGAAGAACCTAAGAATTCAGTTTCAAACTCTTGTCTAAATTGTCTTTCAGAAGTATTCTTAATTGTTTCTTCTTTCCATTCTTCATCACGACCTGGCACCATCGACCAATGAACTTCAAATGGTTTATAATTGTTGTTCTTATTGACAGCATCAGTCCAAATTTTATAAAACAAATTCATACCGTTAGGTGTAGAAACAATAATAATCTTTGTTTTGGTACCAGCAGTAATAACAGGATAAACTGAAGTAAAGAATTCTGTTGCAATATTAGATGGTACGAAAGCAAACTCGTCTAAGAATACAATGTTAAACGAACCAGAACGAGCCGCTGAACTTGATGTAGAAGAAGCCACGATAACAGAACCATTCTCTAATTCTACACGACCTTTGTTCCATTCTAAAACACCTTGTTGCAACCACATGGGTAAATTTTCATACGCTAACTGTAACTTACCTAAAATACCACGAGCAGTTTCACCTCGGTTAGCAAGAACGGCTACAGATTGTGAGTCTTGAAATAGGATTGTCCAGAGAAGATAAGCAACAGTTGTGGTAGTTTTACCAACCTGACGAGGACATTTCATAATGGTAAAACGATTCTCATGGAATGTTCGAATCATTTCTTCTTGAAAATCATACATTTTAAATTCAGTTACACCTTCATCTAGTGTAATAATTTTAATGTATTTGGCAAAATAGAGTGGGTCGTTCTTACATTTAATGTATTCTTCTACTTGCTCTTCAGTAAAATTGACCTGAACACCAACCCGCTTAAGTAGGGGGTTGTCACGGTATGATTCTTTTTTTTGTATTGCCATTATGTTTTATTTTTTAAGAACTTACTCAACTCAGATGTGGATCCAACAAAGATGGCTTTGTCGATGTTTGTAGTAGAAGCTTCTTTTTTGATACCAGATAGTTCACGCATCTCTTTTTGGATTTTAAGAAGTCTATCGTTGGCTTCAGTCATGTTTTTTAATAATGTAGCATAAACTTCAAATGCTCTTGGATGTTGACCCGCTTTAGCAATCTCCAATATTTCATACATGGCTTCTTGGCCTTGGTCAATAATACCTTGAAGATTTTATTTTGATTGCTGGTAAGCGTCTGTTAAATCAGACTCAATGTCAGGTTGTTTATAATGTGTGGTTAAAGATGTTTTCTTTGGAGTTTCTTCCATTTTTTCACCAATTGGATTTACATCAAAAACTTCACTCAAATTTTTATCAAGATTATTCATATTATTTTATATATTAATTAATTGCAGAACCTGTCATAAACCATGTATTTGCTTTTACCATTGTTAGAGTTGCTACGCCATACGGATTAACATTATGACTTCCTGATATGGTATTGCCAGCAGTAAATAAAGAAACGTTTACATTAGGTGTTACTGTTACGTTTGCTGATGCAGCAGTATTTTGAGAATAAATCATAATTGTAGTACCATTTGCAAAAGACACATTAGATGTCCATGGTAAATAAAGAATTACGTTTGCTGAATGTGTGTAATAAAAATACTTACCAGCGTCAGAACTTTGTAATGTGTATGTGGCACTTTGAGCTGATTGTGTACGACCATTAGAAACATTGTTTGCGGTATTAAATGCTGCCTGCGCTAAGACGTTTGCTGAATTTGCTTGATTGTATGCCGCTTGAGTAAATACGTTAACTGTATTGGCTTGATTATAAGAAGCATTAGCAAAAACAAACAAATCAACATTAGTGTTACTGTAAAAGTTATTAGCAGTTACAGTAGCAAATACAGGTGTACCATTTGTTTGTAGATTTTGTGGTTCATTAAAATATAAAGCATTACCAGAACCAACAATTTGCATTCCTGTATTACTATTAAAATATAAAGTACCTAAAGGTGCTGTTGCAAAGTTACTAGTTCCAGCAAAAAGATTTGGTGCACCATTTGCACGTGTGTATGCGTTTTGTGCTAATACATTTGCCCCGTTTGCTTGATTAAATGCAGCTTGTGCTAAAATGTTTGCTGCATTGGCTTGTGCAAAAGAAGCTAATGCAATGTTGGCTGTAACATTACTTGTTGAAGCATTTGCTGCATTAAATGCAGCTTGAGCCGATACGCTTGCTGCATTAGCTTTATTAAAAGCTGCTTGTGTTAAAATAATTTCAGAGTTTACGGTTAACGAAAAAGAATTTAAAGTATTGGCAACATATGTTTCTGTTGCTAAACGAGTACCACCTACCTTTGAACCATTATGTACTGTAATAGTTTGATTTGTTAAATCAATAATTAATTCGCCATTAGCCCCTGTAATATTTGCAACTGCCGTATTAGCATAACGTTTAAATTGTAGTGTTCTGGACATTTTAGTTTCCTAATAAATCAATTGGATTTTCTAGTTCTATTGACAAATCATCTTGACCTAATACAAGAGATAAATCACCTGAAAAATTATTTGTATTAATTATATTGTTACTTATATTCGAACCTTCATTAAGTATTGTATTATATGAATATAAAGTGTTTGCCTTGGCATCTGTTGGTGTAGTAATAGTAATAATTTGTGCTAAATCAGTTGGTAATACATTGTATGAATTGAATGTGTAACTAGCATTTGTTTTAACACCAACAATTGGTTGTGAAGAAATAAAATTTCCACTAATGTTTTTTATAGTTAATTGATTATTTATAGGTACCCATTTGACTACTGTTCCTGTGGCGGTAGCCATACTAAACGATGTACCTTGATATATAAATTCACCTTCTTGATATGTTCCTAATCCTGTAGAATTCATATTCAATAAAACATTATTTGATGCTGTGGTATCATTAAATATATTAGTAATAGTAGTACCAATAATTTTTGGTGTACTTGTTTGACCAAAGATGAAACCTTTGACTGTGAAATCTAAAGTCCAAATAATGGTTCTGGTGTCAGAATCTCTTGAACCTTCATATGTGATATCAAAATTAGTTGTGTTTAAAATAATTGGTACTTCTTTAATTATTCCTAATTCAGATATTAAATTTAATTTGATAGTATAATCAGGAGTAAAATATGGTAATATATGTTCAACGATTTGATGCGCATCTTCAATGTTTCTGGTATACAAGTATAAAGAATAATTAAAATTATATGGTACAGGATTGTATTGAGATACTACACCTGCATTTGTATTTGTAAAAGATTTAATATTGGTATTTTGTTTTCTTGAAGCATCATAACTCATACCAGTTAATTCAAAAGACATTCTAGGCAAAGTCATCTGAACTTTTTTATCTAAATTATAATCACTCTGAAGTCTTTGAACATACAATTCTTTGGCTGCATAAGCAATAGGTACAATGAATCTTTCTGATTCTGTACCATCACCATTGTATCGAACTAAAGTAATATTATCAAATAAACCACCAAATCCTGCGGTAATTTTTCGAATGATGTGATTGTAAGAAACGTTAGCCATTAAATTTTACCAAAGGTATTCGATTCTGATGTGTCGATTACAGAATTTGCTAGACCAGAAATAAAAGAATTATCAAAGTTTTCATTTGCTGGAGATGTGGCTAATGGGTCAAACGTTGACAAGTAATATTGAGCATTACTTGAAGCACCGATAATTAATTGACCATCAATAAATTCACCAGCAATATTTGTAACAGTCAATGTATTATTAATTGGCGTCCATGATTGAACATATGCTTGTGCTGTTGAATTAGCAATATCACCATTAGGTGCTTGATAAACAATTTCGTTTGTCAAGAATATTCCTGTACCTGAACCTGTATTCAATGTAATTGTGTAAGCGGATTGTTGAGAAACAATATCGATATCTGGAA